GTGGACGGGTGATCTGGCCGGTGTTTCAGGTACAAAGGAGTCACGTCGACTCCCTTATACGCATCAACACCGCAGCTTTCCTTAAAGTTACCAGTAAGGAAGCTCTTGGAGATGTTGACTTTTAAACCAACAGCTTCAAGCCAGTTTACACACTGATGCGCATAGCTCTTTGCTACGATAATATCATCACCGTAGCATCGAACTAGCCTAGTCGCGCGCTCAATCGATCTCGGAGTGGGTTTAATACCCCACGCATCATGAATGGCTGCAATGCATGTTACTGCAAAGCAGACAGACTGAACCGGGAAAGTTAGAGCGTTCCCCATGCCGGCAAATTTACGAATAGAGAGAGACCGGTTTGAAACCGGCTCTTCAACTATCGTAGAACGGCAATCCATCATATGGTCCAGGAATGGACCATGACGTCGGAACACGATCTCCACTAAGTTTACACTTAGTAGATCAGATGCCGACTTCAGATCGATGGTTGCCCAGTTGTCGTCACGGGATCCTTCCAATGCAAGGTGTTGATTCTTGCGTTGGTCGGTTAAGGCCAGACTATTACTGAGGTACTTGCAAGACTCTATCGAGTCTCGAAGTATGATATTCAAACCCTGTTGTACGAATTGACACAACAAAGGTTCCACAGTAATTGTTCGTCGCGATGTCGAAGACTTTGGCACCGTGATTAGTCTGGCGATGCGACTAGAAGCTCTGTTTTCGAGGTAAACTACATTCGTCGAGGACGATTGGTTTTTGATTTCGGCTCTATCGGATAGCTCCGTTAGAGCGACTCCGAAATCATCGTACCCATACGATTGTAGGTCAAAATCGGCGTTTCTGACCGATTCTGACAGTGCAGACCACTTCTGGTTTACACTATAACCCTCGTAAACAGCACCGGGACCGTGTTTAAACCGCGCATCGTTCAACGGCTTTGAACTTAAGTCGTTGAGCACGAGTTTAGACACTAGGCCAATGAGATGGGCATGGCGGTCGGGTACTTGTACCTTTCCGGCAATTTCATCACATTGGAAAAATTCAGTACAAGCC